TTCTGCACTTCTTCAGCACTAGCTACAGCAGTTTCAATACCGATTCCAAAATTACCTAATGCTCTACCCCAAGCTGAAGTCTCACAGTTTTCTACATAAGATGTTTTGTTAATGAAGGTACTCCCTTTTACTTCCTCTGCCATACCTGTAGCTATGACCCTACCATCTTCATTTATAATAGATGCGAGGATTAGGATTGATGTGTCTGTTTTCTCCAACACTTCTGATGTAAGAGAAAAATTTGGGTATGTCTTTCTAAAATAGATTAACCTTTCGTTAACCTCAACATACTCCTTACCTTTGATGTTTACAGTTTTTAATTTTCCCATTTGATTTATTTTAATTTAATTAATTTGATTTTGTGTTTTGCATATCTATTCAAGATACTATCTCTACGAGTTTTTAGATTCTGGATGTGCTTGTCGTTCTTACGTGTGTTAACTTCAATCTTCATCTTATTTTCAATTAGATCAAGCTTGTGTTTACAGTTGCTCATTGCAGTAATTACGCACCCACGTTTCCATCCTTCATTAAAAAATACTTCGTATTCGTTTTCGGTTAACTCCTGAAAGTAATCCCCACCCTTTGAACAATTAAGTAGTTCAATGTGGCTTGGAAACTTTTGAAGTTTAACTCCCATATTAATTATAGATTCTCCTCTACTCATAGTAGTTTGAATAGAGCCATGATCCTGTTTAGCCTGTTCGTATATTTCTTGTAAACTATACTGTTTCATTAATAGATTCTATAATGTTTTTGTAGTCCTTATCATTATCAACAAGTTCTTTAGCTTTTTTATATCCGTGTATTATGGTTGTGATGTGAACATCAAGCCCAGCTTCAGACATAAATCTTTTAATATATGAAACCCTAATAGGCCTTTCCATACATAGATAGTAGAGCATTTGTCTTGCATCTACCTTTTCTTGTTTTCTACTTTTATCAAACATCTCATCTAAACTTAAATGAAACTGTTTGGATATAGCTGTAGCATAGCTATTAAATATATCTTTCTTCATTCTTTAATTTCTTTTAATCTTTCTATTTCAAATTCTAAATGTGCAATAGCTTTACGTAAATCCTCAACAGGAGTTTCGTGTTTTCTAGAACTACGTAAGCAGTAAGTCACAGCAGTGCCGATATTATATGTGCAATCAAAATCGCTTACTACATATCGTGCTTGATAATTTCTTTTTTTATTAGTTCCTACATAATAATGTGGAACTCTATCATCTGATTCCCAATTCATTTTTTAATATTTAATTTATATTTAGACATATCGTTTCTGATTATAACTTTAGTTTTTGGTGCGTAAGGTTTTGGAAGAACAAATCTTTTTTTATACTCTACCTTTCCACTATAAGTAAAGTAATTATCTAAATCAACAAACACGTTTTTGTGATGCTGATCTAACAATTTTTTCTGATATAATTCTTTAATAAGGTGTGTTGGCATTGATTAGTTCTAAAGAAAATGGGGGGACACTAAAACATTTAATATTAAGGTTTCTTAAACCGAACAAGTTATTGGCAATATTAACCGAATCCCCCACATTTTTCTATTAAACAAAAATTAAGTTATGAAAACTGATAGCAAAATTATATAATTACTTTTGAATACGCAAGTTATTGTTTGACTTATTTTTAAGCATTGAAAAATGCTCTTGTGTCAATTGCTGTAGCCATCTTATGTAATCATAATTTGGTTTGTCTTTCAGTTTTTCTTTTAAAATAAGAGTTTCTAATTCATTCATAGTTATCCGAATATTATAGGTTGATTTCCTTTTCTATCTTTATGACAGTGCCATTCAAAAACTTCTTTAAGAGTTTTTCCGTAGTATTCGTGCAAACTATAACACTCATACCACCCCTCTTTATAAGTATCATCAGCATTGGTGTGTTCAGTACGTAGGTAAGACACTTCACATAGAAACTTAAAACCCTCTTCATACTCTACTACTTTGGTTTCGTGATTGTACACTCCCTCCATTTCTTTAATAACCCCTTTATCGTTTATAGCAAATTCTCTTGAGTTATCCCATTCAGGCTCATTATACTCTCCACTATCAACAATATCTCCATTCTCATATTCTCTGAATCCACCCCATCCTGTTTCTTCCTCATAAAAATAAGAAAATCCATCCACTTGTTTTGCAAAGGCTTCAAGTATATCATCATCAAGAGGACTCCAAGCTGTAGTAAAGGTATAGGTTAGTGTTTCATCATCAAGATTGTTTTCGTAACAACCCCATTTTGTACCCCAATTGTTCAAAGCCCACTCGTACCAATTATCAGCACCAAATTTAGCTTTCCAACTGTTCGACATTTCAAGAGTTATTCCTCTGTTCCACCTTTTGACATCTGTGTTTGCCTCTTGATCAAGATACTCTTTCTCAGATATAATAGTAGTCGGAGATGAAGTGTTAAACAATTCCTCTGGCATTGGCAGGATAAATTCAGCCAACCCTCTTTCTAGTTTTACAATTTTTTTAAGAAGTTTGTAATCTTCTTTGTTGCTCACTGCTATTGAGCAAAATACGTGATTAGGCATAATAATAAATTTAAATTAAACTTCGTTTCGTTTTCTACCACGAAAAGCCCGACACATTTACGTGCCGAGCTACTCGCAGAACAAACAACAAATTATAACAACTTACTCAATACTATCAATATGAATGTTATTACTACACCTAAAAAGGAATAGAATGTTGCTTTCATTTTATCTTCATATTTACTCATCTTCTTGCATTTTATCTGCATACTTACACGCAGAGTTATAAATATTTCTGTCGTACTCCTGTACAAAGTCAACAAAGTAATTCAACCATTCGTACAGTCCTGTATTCATAAAACTATCCATCTCTCTTACTTCTATATCATCCTCATACTTCAACCCATTGATAGAATTTACAACATACTTGTCAGGTGCGACTAAATCGCACAACTGTTGGATTTGGGAGACATCATCCTCAGCCTCCCAACCTTTACCAAATTGTAAGTCAGCAATTTTTTCTAAATTGTTTGCTGACACAAAGCTATATGTAGACATATAGCGTTCAGTTTTTATTCTCATAATTTTAAATTTTTTAACCAATCATTTACACTTGCATAAAAAACAAACCAATCAGAAACTTCTTTCTCTTGATGTCTTTTTAAGTAGTTATAAAGATTTTTAAAATCTTGTTTTGTCTTATTATCTAAATTGTAATAAGTATATTTATTGGCTTTTACTTGAGGTAAATAATCTTTTACTTTCATATAATGTTATTTAAGTTCGTGTTCTATTTCTGCAGACACTAGAATTACTTCGCATAATTCTGATGGTATCTTGCTTCTCTCGTGATTACCTTTCAGTCCCTGTGTCCCTGTTTGGCTTCCTCGTGGTGCTGGAGTATGACACGTGTCTCCGTTCTTACACATTGCACGTGGAGTCCAGCCCATATCGTTAGTCCAAATATCTGTAGGCTTCATTCTTGAGTCGCCATATTGACAATAGGTAACTGTTTCTCTTCTATGTTCTAGTTCAGTCCAATGAGGTGCTTTTCTCATTTTACCTCGTGGATTTTCTACGTACCATAAAAGGTTGGGATTTTTATCAAGATAATTAGAAATGATTTCTAATGTTTTCTCGAAGATTTTTAGCCCGATCATGTCAGGATCACGTGGTGTAAAATTCTCTCCTGAAACCCACTTTCTACCTATACAGGCTACTGAAAAGTCAGTACAGGGTGGAGATGCCCAAAGGACATCAGGAATCCACAACTCATCTAATGTTCCTACATTGATTTCATTCATACGATAGTCCCAATCCATAATATCGCCCACCCAATTTGTGTTAGGATACGCTACATTATCAACAGAGAATACCTCGTGGCCACGTTGTTCGGCAACTTTGCCTATACTACGTGAGCCACTAAATAGTTCAAGTATTTTCATAATTGTTTGTTTTGATTAAGACACAAGAGTAATAATCTACCAGCGTGGTTTGTCATTTGCACCTCTTGTGTTTCGGATATTTAATCCTCATCAGTTAATCTGTTTAGTATGACTCGACTATTTTTTCTAACGCATATATGTATTTAAATATATGGTCGGTTTTATTTAGTTCATCTTCATACTCTTGCGAAAACACTTCTTCTTCGACACTATGTCTTTCATTATAATCAGTGAATTCAGGCTCATAAATGTATTGCAAAACTTTGTTACATAAATGAATCATTTGTTCCTCTTGAAAAGGAGTCAACTTGTTTTTCATAATTATTGTTTGTTATTGGTTTCTACCACCAAAACCCCAACACGTTTTACTGTGTTGAGGTAAGGCAGAATCACACACTACAAATCAGGATGCGTTCAATGGCGATTCTATATTGTATTCGCCATCCATAATAATCGCATCAATAATCTCTTCTTCATAATTGTACAGGACATCAGTGACATCATCTCCATTAAGAATCATTTTATCTATTGTAATCTCCTCAATGGGTGGGGAATCATAACTTCCTGATTCAACATAGTATTCGTAATGTACTTCTACTACATTATTTTCGGACAGTTCCCAATCGAATTGTAAGTTATAACTTTTCATAATTATAATGTTGGTATTGTTTCGTAACCTTTGATTGTAGTGAACAACGCACCACCATCATTACCCTCATCATCCATAGATGGATATAGCCAAAATGATTCTCCGTGTTTGTTTTCCATTAACATACATAAAGGAGATTTGTACCACATCATTTCATCTACTTCATCTTCTGTCATATATTGTACTTTAACAATCTTACATCCGACAAGATGTTTCTTCGCTAAATCAGTCCAACGTGTTTCTGTGTTTGTTTTCATATTTGATAGTATTTATATGGTTTGTAAATGACACCTTTCAGAAAGTTTCGTTGCTATCACTAGTCGAGCCTATTCACTCTCCTTAAGGTGTTTCGGATATTTAATCCTCATCAGATTTACTTATTGCGTATTCCATTGCTCTACAATACACACTGTAATTATTTGTACGTACATAAGCTATGAATTCACTGTAAAATGTTTCTTCTTTCATTTCTTAAAGGTTTTAATAAATTCATCTACTGTATCATCAAATTTAATTTGATAATCGTAATCTCGCATTTGAATGCGAATTATATTATCACTATTTGCATAGACAAAATATGTATATTCTTCCCAACAATCTTTACAGTTTGGTGTATGAACATAAATATTACCACGTGGATTCTGTTGTTTAAACTCGCATAAAGCTAGAGCTGTCAATTCTTCGATTCCGTTTGCGTATCGTGATTCAGTAT